CATAAAGAATACTTCCTCTACTTAATGCGTCTAATTTATTTAATTCTGTTGCAGTAGAAGTTACTACTACATCTTCATTTATTTTAGGTGAAGTTAAAGTTTTGTTTGTAAGCGTTTCTACTCCAGCAAGTGAAACTTCTGATGCACTATCTGCCCAATCTATTGTGTTAGCTGTAAAGTTAATAGTACCTAAAAGAATATCAGCAGCACCATCATACATTTTTAAAAGTTGTGCAGTTGCTGCACCTGAAGTGTCTAGCCAGATTGTTCCAGCGACAGCACTGCTAGGTCTTGAAGAACCTGAATTAGTTGAATTAATAGCAGATAAAACATTATTTATATCTGTTCTAACTGTAGGGAATGATGCGTTTGCTATGTTATAATCGTGTTGAGCCATAATGTTTTCTTATATCCCTTTTAGTATCCTTTTGCAATATAATCAAATGTTTTAGATACTGCTGTTCCACCTGAATTTTTGAATGTTACATTAAAACCATTGATTGTTTTTGACTCTACAATAAAAAAATCTCCAGTTGCCATATCTTCTGCTGTAATTCCAACTGCATAATTAACAGTTTTATAAGGGTTTGTAAATGATACAGTTTTAGTTGCTGCACCTGATGTTATATCATTTCCACTAAATATTCTATCTTCCATATCTATTGAAATTGATATTTCTTCTACCACAGGAGTTGAAGCTAAATCACTTGAAGTTAAAACAACTCTAAATTTAAAGTATCTAGCAGTATAATTACCAATTACAAAGTTTTGAAAAGCTGTGTAAGTAGAGTTATCATCACTTGTTGCAATCTCAATATGTGCATTAGAGTTAGCTGGTGTATCTCCATCAAAACTAGAATTTTGAGAATCAAATAAACCTAATCTATTATCAAATAAATCATCTGGGTCATCAGAAGTTTGTTTTAAACTAGCTGTAAGTCTGCAAGTATGTTTAGCACCTATATCAACTATATCTGCAAATAAGTAATTACCACTTGCATAGAAGTCTGCATTAGTTACACCTGAATCAAAAAATCTAGTTGTTTCTGCATCAAAGTTTCCACTAGCTGAATCAAATAATTCAGAAGAATCTAATCTTAATGTACCATCTACTATTGTTGTATTTGTTAATGTTCCATCAAAATCTGGGTGTTCTGATACTGATGTTATTGTATTAAAATTTTGAATCCCTGTAACATTAGAAATAATAGCTGTTGCATTAGAACTAAAGTTTCCTAGTTTATCAACTGCTTTAATTAAATAAGTTCCGACTCTTGCTGGTACGTTAATTGAAGTTGCTGGTCTTGATACTTTCTCTACTAAAGATACAGAGTTTGCCCAATCTCCAGTTCCATCTGTTAAAGAAGAATATCTAATTTGATAGTATGCTAAATCTAAATCTGGTACTTGTGTCCATGATAAATGTGCTTCTTGTCCTAAAATATTACAAGAAAAATCTTCAACATCTTGTGGTGGTTCAATAGCACCAATAATAGTTCTTGTAGCTGTTACATAAGTTGAACTAGAACCAATACTTGAAACTGCTTTAACCCTTACATCATAAACATTTTGGTCAATTACATTTAAGACTCTATGATTTAATCCTGAACCTTGTGCATAGATAATATAATCTGAATCTGTGCTTAATTTATATTCTACTTGGTAAAAATCTACAAAGCTATCTGGACTTGCACCAATAGTAACATCTAAAGCTACAATAACTGTTCCATCATTGTATTCAATTAATTGGTCATCTAGTGTTACACTTGCTGGTGGTTGAACATTAAATGGATTAGGTAAATTAGTTGATGGAATTGCAGTTGCCTGAGTCTTAGTTGCCCAAGTATAATGTGATGCTTGGTATTCAACAAGTGATAATCCTACAGTTAAATCTTGATTAAAAGTAATTCCAATAACTCTAAAAGGTTTAGCAGAAAATCCAATACTAGAATGTGTAATATTTACAATATCTCCTATGGCTAAATCATAACCATTAAAATCAACACTAATACCTAAAGATAATGCTTCTCTACTTCTTCTAAGTATTACCTCTGCCATTTCTTCAGCTTGATATTGAGAAGTGATAGTTGAAAATGAAAATCTACCCTCTAAAAGAAAATCATTATCATCAGCTTTCATTGTTGCGTGTTGATCTGCGCTTATTAAACCTGAATCATCTATCGGTGGAAATTGTACTTCATCAACTTGATAATTACGTTCTGGATTAACATAACCAACTATAACTCTATTGTATCTATCATTCTTTGTTGGTGTTGATAATGAATAACCACCTATAATATTATCTTCTGTTAAAGTAATAGATGCTGTTCCTGTTGTTTCTATAATTAAATTATACTTACCAGCATTATATGGAAGATAACCTCTGCAACCTTTTAAAAACTCTCTAACATTATCTAAAATACTTCTTGATGTATCTATTGCAGTATTAATATCAAATATATTTATATCACTACCACCTGAATATGGTGTTACTTGTGTTTCACAAACTAATGAAGCATCATAAAAACTTTGTAAGTCTATTTCAGTTACTGCTAATCCTTTTCCATATCTAGCATTAGTTAAATAATCTAATAAGCACCATGATGGATTAGTAGAGTAAGCAGCAGTTTGTGCAACTAAACCTGAATTGTATGCTACAACTTTTTTACCTTGAATCTTTGCTTGTACTTTTGGTATTCCTGTAAATGCGTCTTGATTCCATTTAAAACGAAGTGCAAGATAACATAAACCAGATAGTTTATGATTACTTCCCCAATTACTTAATGTTGATAATAATGTTGATGCTGATTGACCATCTGTTCCATAATGAGGCTCTACTCTAATAAGACTTTCTGAATCTTTATAAAAATTACTATCTCCACTACCTACTTCAACTGCTGTATTATCTGAAAAACTAGATGCAAATGTAACCACTTTATCATCTACTAATATTTCCTCTATATCGTTTATCTCTCCCTCTGCCATAACGATAGACATATAAAGATAAGTATTATCTGTTCCAGAAGTTTCCATAAACACTCTAGTTCCACCTGTAAGTCTTTCTCCATAAATTACAGGAATGTTTGCGTCATTGGATTGTTTGTTTAATAATATACCTCTTTCAAAATCATCAAATTCATTAGTTCCAAAGTCAGGTATTTCAGGAACTTTTGGTCTTAATGCCCAAGATATAAATAAAGTTATACCTAAAGACACCAAAGGATTCATGTTTCCAAAAAACTTTGATGCTTTGGCTACTGTGCCTATAACTTTTCCTACAAATCCACCCATTATATTTCCTTAACTATCATTCTTTTAATTTGATTATCTTCTACTCTTAACCAAGTAAAATTATCTTTAATGCCTTTAAATTTATTAGCCATATTAACACACCATTTAAAAATATTTCTGACATTCTTAATAGCAATAAATTCTACAAATACTAAATGATCTCCAGAGTTCCATTCCTTGTAATTTATAATAGCTGTTTTTTTAAAATGATTAAAAGCATAATCAGATAGATAAGCCCAATTAGTAAAACCAACCAAAGTATCGTTGTGATAATGTTTTTTATATTGGTTTAAAAATATACTAGGCTTGATGTGATGTTGTAAATCAAGATCGTGTAAATCGTCATATTTAGAATAATTTCTGTATAGAGATATAATATCTTGCATTACTCTCTACCCCATTTAATATCTTGTACTGTTTGAGAACTAAAATCCATTCCAACATCTGTACTAAAGAATCTTTGCTGTGATGTATTATTAGTCTTTCGACCATTCTTTTTATTAAAGTCTGCCCAATGAGATACAATAGATAATGATAGTGTGCTTGATTTCTCTTGTTCTTGTATTTCAAAATTTTCTATACTTCCTTTATAAAGTAAAAAAGGGTCAGCAAATATTGTGTTATCATCATCTAGCAATCCTCTATAAATAGTTACAGTATTATTAATAACATTCTCATTTAAAACTACTGAAATATATGTTTGGTCTGCACCTGATAAAGTTAAAGTAATACTAGATTTACTTACATCTGTTTGTTCTGAAAAATCTGATATGCCTAATAAATGATCTGACGCTAGATAAGTAACTGATGAACCAGATATTGATGAAGTTAATGGAAAAGAACAATCAGTAATGTTAATAGGAGTATCGAACCCAAGAGTGATAAGATGGAATGGTCTAATATCATTTGTTGCTAGTTCGTTCTTTATCGCTGTTGTCAGGCTTCTCGTCATATTCCTCAAATGTTCTTCTGGTTACTTTTATTGAATCATTGACAGTATAATTAGCATTTTTAGATGGTTCACTATACTTTCCGTGATTCAAAGATTGAGAATTAAAATCATCAGCTTCAATTATTTCTTCAGCCAAGAAATCAACACTAATCCAATACTTGACTTTATATTTCATCTATAAGGCTTCTTCAACATCAAATTGGTACTCATAATATAAATTACCATCTTTATCTACACCTGATACTCCAAACTCTTGAATATCATTTGTTAAGTGTACTGTGAAAGATACATTATCATAAGTAACTATTGAATCATCTGCAAGTGCCACAAGTAAAGGTGGCTCTATTGTAACTGTTGCTGCATTACTTGAACTTGTTACATCTGCTACAACCATATAAACTTTATCATGTGAAGCAAACTTTATAAAATCTCCAGCTTTAAATCTTCCAGCACCATCTCCAGCAAATGCGTCCATATCAATCGTTGTATCTCCAACTGCGTGAACTCCATTAACTAAAACTGTTCCTGATTCATTACCTCTAGCATCTTCTATTTCTGGTGGGATAATTGTAAAGTTTTCTTTGCCTGATCTTTGTTTAACTATAAAAGCCATTAACTCTCCATAAACATCTGATCTTTTAGCAGTAATAATTTGAACTGAAAATGCCCATCTTTGATTATCTATTTGTCTAGCAAGTTTCTTACCTGAAACAGTTTTTGAGATAATAGTATTTTGAATTGACTTTATTCCTAAAGTTCCAAACTTAGCAGTTGATATAGGAAATGCACCAGCCATTAGATTAAGTTTTTACTCCCTCTTTCATTTACTGCGTTATTAATTAATTGAGTTATAGTTCCTCTTGATCTAACTAATAATTCTTCAAAGCCAGAAGCATCTACTGTATTGATATTAAAAGTAACATTAGTTGAACCACCACCTGTTCCTCTAGCATTTTGTGTAATTTGTCCTGTTTGATTAGGTACAAACATTTCTGGCCCGTTTTCTCCAACTAAAATTGGATTACCTTTAGATACTGCACCACCTTTTGCAAAACCAAATAATTTACCTATAGACCCAAATATATTTCCACCACCTATATCTGCACCACCACCCATTGATGAATAAGCCATTTGTTTTCTTTTTTCAGCAGTAATTAATTTTTCAATAGCAAGTTCAACACCTTTTCTTGCAACTATTTCAATTAAAGCACTTAAAACATTGACTGCTAATGTTCGAGCCATATTTTTTAATACATCAGTTAATTTTTGACCTGAAACAAATGCTACAGCTAAACCTCTAGACATATTTGTAATACCACTATCAACTGTATCTATAATAATATTTCTAATATCTGATGTTTTGTTTTTTAACTTTTCTAAAGCACCAGAATTTAAGTCTTTAAATCTTTCTAATGCTTTTTGTGTTGCTGATGGTATAGAAACTGACATCTCATGTTCAAATTCTCTCATCATCATATTAGTATATTCTAATTCTTCATTTACTTTTTTAATTGCTTTTTGTTCTATTGGTATAGATAGTTCATTTTCAAATGGTGCTATTTCAGGAAATACTAAAGGTTTATCTCCATATTTTTCTCCAAACTCATCTGCTTTTTCTATTGCTTTTAATATTAAACCTAATCCTAAAATACCTTTTTTACCAAGCATCAAAGCACCAATAATACCAGCCTGTTTCATTACTGCTGGTAAAGTATCAAATGTTTCTTTAAGTCCTATTAATTGATCTTTTACTTTAGATAGAAATGGAACTAAATCTTTCCCTAGTTTTACTGCACCCACAACTGCACCAGCTAAATTTTTTCCAACTGCTGTTGCTATCTCATCTATTTTTTGAGAGTTATTTTCTAAGAATTTATCTAAATCCCCAAATTGATTTTTTAGTTCTTCAAAGAATCCAGCTTCTAATAATACTTTTTTAAAATTAAATATTTTATCTCCAATCATTGATAAAGTTCCCTCAAATGTGTTAGCTAATTCATCAGTTGCACTTCCAAATCTTCCACCTTTACCAAATACTTTTTCAAATGCTTTTACAGTTTCTTCAATAGATACTTTTGCACCGGCTTGGAAACCAAGCATATTTCTAACACCTTTTTCTCTAAATAAATCTGCTGCACCTATACCAGCACTAAATGATCTTTGTATTTGTTCTGAAGCTGTTCTAAAATCTAATCCTGTTACTGCTGCAACATTACCTGTTATTTCTAACATTTCTTGTAAGTCTTTAGCATTATCTGTTACTGTTGCAAGAATACCAGCACCTGATTGAATTTGCTCTAATGAAAAAGGAACTTTAGATGCAAATTTAGTCATATTATCAAATGCCTTTGCACCCTCATTTGTATCTTTTAATAAGAATTTTAATCTAACTCTTAAATTCTCTAATTCTTTTCCTGTATTAACTAAATTTCTAACAACAAGACCAGCACCTAAACCTAGAAAAGCATTTCTGAGATTAAATACAGACTGCTTTAATCTACCTAAAGATTTTTGAACACCATTTAAAGCCTGTGTAGATTTATCTTTTGCTACAATGTCTATCTTTAATTTTTGTGCCATTATTTTAAATTCCTTGCATCAGCTAATGATTGATTTGTTTTATACTGTTCTTGTTCTTTTTTCAAGTAAGCTAACCAAAGATTATAATGGCTCATTGGCATATCAAGAACTTGCTGGATTGTCAGATGTAATCGTTCGGCAATAACTAAAAGCGACCTAACATCTGGGTCGCTATCTACTTTTTTTCTGCGTCCTCGTAATTAGTATCTAAAAGGATTTGATTGGCAACATTAGATATAACATTAGAGTCTGCTTTTTTTCTTAAAGCAAATTTATCTTCTGGACTAAAGGCTTTAATCATATCGCCTTTATCATTCTTAACTTGAAGTTTCATTATAAGTAAATCTACAAGAATAGTTAAGTCTTGAAAATTATTAGACTTCTTAAAGATAATGTTTTTTTCTTCAAGGGTTAATGGCTCTGAATAAAATACACTAGCATTTCCATGCTCGTCTTTCCATTCTTCTACCTCAATAGTGATAGTTTTAAGAGTTTCAAAATGAGTTTTTACTCTATCAATAACTGACATAAATTAGATTATACAGTTCCTATTGTAAGTGTGCCTGTGCCTTGAAAAGTAACAGTTCTTGAAATAATTGCGTCCATTGCATTATTAATACTCATACCTGTAA